ATGAGTAAAGTAATGAGTGCCCAGGAGGCCATCAAGCTGATCAAGTCGGGTGATACGGTTGCAGTAAGCAGCTTTGTAGGAATCGGACACCCTGAAGAAATTTCAAAGGCAATTGAGGAAAGTTTTGAAAATAATGGGGTGCCTAATCAATTGACAATTACGACCGGAGCCGGAGGCGGAGACGGTAAGAATGCAATTGGTTTAGATCGTTGGGCTAAGGAAGGTCTTGTTAAGAAAATGATAGCGGCACATTTCAATATGCTTCCCAATATGGTCAAGCTGATAGCGGAGAACAAAATTGAGGCATATGCAATACCTCAGGGTGTTATGCTGCATCTTTACAGAGCAATAGGGGGAAAGAAGCCGGGTGTCATTACTCATGTGGGTTTAAGAACTTTTGCAGATCCGAGAGAAACCGGCTGCCGTTTAAACAGCAAATCCAAGGATGAAGTAGTAAAGCTGGTTGACCTGGACGATAAGGACTACCTTTGGTATAAATCTTTTCCCATTAATGCCGCCGTGATCAGAGGAACGACTGCCGACGAGTTCGGTAACGTGGCAATGGAAAAGGAAGCATTGAGACTGGAAATTTATGTGATGGCTTTGGCTGCGAAAAATTCCGGAGGAAAAGTCATCGTTCAGGTGGAGCGAGTTGTCCAGAGGGGTTCTCTGGATCCTAAGGCCGTAATTGTCCCGGGTGCACTGGTAGATGCTATCGTTATTGCAAAGCCGGAAAATCACAACCAATCGGTAATCGAAACATATAATCCGTCCTTCACCGGAGAAATCAGAGTTCCGATGGATTCTATCTCACCAATGAAATTAGACGATCGAAAAGTCATCGCAAGAAGAGCTGCCTTGGAATTGATTCCGGACTGTGTTCTCAATCTTGGTATCGGGATCCCGGAAGGCGTGGCAGCAGTAGCGGCGGAAGAGGGCATCAGTGATTTGCTTACGGCAACCGTAGAGCCTGGCCTTCATGGAGGCGTACCGGTTTCCGGTTTGAATTTCGGCGCCGCGATCAATCCGGAAGCAATTTTAGACCATCCAAGCCAGTTCGATTTCTATGATGGCGGCGGGCTTGACTTAGCTTGCCTTGGAATGGCGGAGTGCGACCAGTTCGGTAATGTTAATGTCAGCAAATTCGGGCCGAGAATCGCTGGACCTGGTGGATTTGTAAATATAACTCAGAATGCAAAGTGCGTCATTTTCTGCGGGACCTTCACCGCCGGAGGATTAAAGGAAAAAGTGGAAGACGGGAAGCTTGTTGTAAGTTATCGTATATATTAAGAATAATGGGAACTGAATGACCTTAGAAACCCTTAAAAGCCCTTATAGGTATGTAAAGCCTATAAAATAGGGCTTTTTTTACGTTAAGACCCCTTAAAAGCTCGTAATTTTTTAATGGGAACAATATGGCAACCTGAAAAATAAAAATGCGATCTACAGTTGATAAATCTATAAATTTGATGGATATGATAGAGAGGCATAAAAGACCTTTTAAAACCCTTTCAAAACCTTTTAAACACAATACATAAATCACTTAAAAGTATTGGTTTTATGCGGATTAAATGGATTTTAAAAGGTCTTTTCTATTCGTTCAAAAAACAATGAAAACATCAAGAATAATAAAAGCTCTAATGGCAACTTAATGGGAACTAGCAGTAAAGTCAAAAAAGATTACACCAAAAGCTATATAAAATAAGGGGTTACAGGCTTTTTTATAAATTTAATGGTTCCCATTAGAAAAGTCAATATAAACAATATTTTCCTTCGTTTTAATTAGCCGATGGATTTACCCTTAGAGGAGATAGAGTTCTCCTCTTTCATTCTGTCGATTTCTTCATAAATAACAGCGTGTACCCTGTGTCGACCACGACGATCCAACTTATTATATGTTTCTATCAGTTCTTGTTCATCTTCAGATAGGGGAACTACTTTTGTGGAAATCTCTGATATTGGAGTTCTTCCGGTCAAAATCCAGTCTATGGAACAATCTAATATTTCAGATAGCCCAACAAGTGCAGTGGAGGAAGGTAAACTTTTGCCTGTTTCTATGCCACTTAAGTTACCCGTAGATATACCTGTTGCTTCATATATTTGCTCCCCTTTTATATTTAATTCATTTCTCCGCATCCTTATTCGACTTCCGATAACCTCTTTATTATCCATAGAAAACTCCAATCTAAAAAAATAAACTCCATAATTAGAGATTTTGTATTGACATACTCTAATATTAGAGATAAACTATATGTAACATCAATACAAATTATATCACACAGGCATTTAACTGTATATGTTATTTTGTAACGATAATACAAATAATCTAACCCAGAACGTGAGGAAGGTGGTAAGAGAGTGAAAGAGAAAATATATACATTAGAAGAGTTCAGACTGTGGGTAAAAATACAGCTGGTTAAAAAAGGAATATCTCAAAATGAGCTGGCAAGAAGAATGGGGATACCACAGGCAAGAATAAGCGAAGCCACTCATGGAAAACAGTCAGGAAACAAATATATCGCTTCTATTATTCAGGAACTTGGTGGAGAGATAGAGAACTTTAAAGAGTTTTTAAAAGCCATTTAAAGGAGGAAATTTTGAAAGATATTTTAAAAGTTCACGAAGATGTCATAACGGCATCGGAAGCCATTGAAAACCTTATGAAGGAATTTAATGATAATGGATACCAAACAGAACGACTCACACAAATTAATTTTAAAATCATATTTCCTGATGGCTGGGTTCATGTGTTTTGGGAAAAAGGGTGCATCTACCAAGAAATTTTTGGAGAAGAAAGTGCATAAGTCGAAACGGAGCCAGTTGCTCCGTCCTGCGGAGATGACCTCCTGCAGCTGATGATGACAGGTCATAAAAGGAGTTGACGGATTTCGGAGAACCAAGCCACACATATAGAGAATGCAACTTTGATTGGCTCTCCGTACTCGTATTATTTTTTCTCTTCTTGCTCTTTGATACATTTTTCTTTCCATTTTTGAAATTTGGGATTAGATGCAAGGGGATTGACACCGGGATCTAACTTGAACATGTCAATTTTAGGGATTGAATTTTTGTCGGTGGGATTTTCCGGTTGATCTTTAAAATCAGACATACAAGAAACTCCTTTCCTTTTATTTCAGCTCGGCAGAACTGATATAAAAATTTTACCACATCTTGTTAGAAAGTAACAGATTAAGTTATTAAGTCGAAACGGAGGTTTTTCCTTCGTCCTGCAGGGATAGCCTCCTGCAGCTGATGATGACAGGCAAAAGGGTGGTGATGTTAGACATGGAAATGCTTACTGTTAAGCAGATGGCAGAGTTAAAGGAATGTAGTATAAGATACATTAGAAAAATAATTACTGATGGAAAATTAAATGCAGTAGAAACTCTCAATGATAAAAACAGAAAAACATATCTAATTCCTTTGAGTGAATTGGATGAGGAGGAGCAGTACAAATGGCATCTGATGAGCAGAGATGAAGAAGCAGCAGAAGTGTTACCTAAAGCAGAGAAGGCTCCAAAGGAAATTGACCACTTTTCGCATGAGGAAAGAGCGGAGATTGATTTTTGGATGGAACTGGTAGAGAAATGGCAAAACTACAGAGCCATGCCCGGTGTAACATCAAAGACTGCGGTGGATGCTAACTTTGAAGCCTTATGCAAGCTTGAATATCCAGATAAAAACATTTCGGTTGACACTCTGTACAGGAAATGGAAGGCGATAAAAGAAAATAACTTGGATGCTCTCGTTGACAAACGAGGTAAGTGGAAAAAAGGGAAGAGTACAATCCCTGATCCGGTATGGCAAGCGTTTTTATACTATTATCTTGACGAAAGCCAGCATCCGATTCAGAAATGCATTGATTATACAAAGTTATGGGCTCAAGAAAAAAAGCCAGATTTGTATGCCGACATACCGGGGTATTCCTCTTTTTACAGGAGAGTGCAGTCAGATATTTTAGAAGGTGTGAAGGTACTTGGAAGAGAAGGGGAGAAGGCATTCAGAGACAGATGCGCACCGTATATTAAGCGTATTTATGATGACCTTTACAGCAACGAATGGTGGATTGCAGATAACCATACGTTTGACGTATTTGTCAGGGACAAAGATGGCAAGCTGCATAGACCGTATTTAACCGCTTTCTTGGATGCAAGATCAGGAATATTTACCGGATACCATGTAACTTACAATCCAAGTTCGGATGCGACCTTAATCGCACTGCGAAAAGGCATTTTAAAGCATGGAATACCGGAAAATATATATGTGGATAACGGTCGAGAGTTCCTTAATTATGATATCGGAGGACTTGGACACCGGAAGAAAAAACCGAAGGACGGCATTGAAAAATATGAGCCACCGGGAGTATTCAAGAGGCTTGGAATTACGATGACAAATGCCATTGTAAGGAATGCCAAGGCAAAGATCATAGAACGAAGGTTCTTAGATGTAAAAAATGATATGTCAAGGCTGTTTAATACTTATACCGGAGGAACGGTTGTTGAAAAGCCGGAGCGATTGAAGCATGTATTGAAAAAAGATGCTATATACACAGATGAAGAGTTTGGAGACATTGTGGAATCGCTGGTGGAATGGTATTTCAACATGGAAGAGTACAACGGAGCAGTAACGGCTGACAAAGGGAAAATTAAGCAGGATGTATTTTTTGAACATCTTGAAAGGCAGAGAAGAGCTTCTGCAGATGAATTGAATTTGATGCTCATGAGAAGCTCAAGACCGCAAAAGGTTGGTAGAAGAGGGGTACACCTTGAAATCGCCGGAGGTCGCATTGATTACTGGAATGACGATTTTGTACATCTTATGCTGGGGCAACAGGTTTATTACCGATATGATCCGGAAGATTTAAGTGAGATAAGGATATATGATCTTGAAGATCGTTATGTGATGAGTGTTCCTGCAGATAATGAAGCAGTTCTTTCCTACAACGCTGGAAGAGAAGATGTCAAGGCAGCGATGCAAAAGACCAGAAGACTTGAAAAAATTGCGAAGGAATACAAAGAAAATATCATGATCAGTGAATGTGACAGGGTTACTGCTATGGAGCTGGTATTATCAAAAGCCAAGAGAAACAAGGAAGCATATCAAGGGAAAGCAAATCCGGAAGTCGTGGAGCTGCAGAGAGCGGTGGAGGAGCCTTTGTTTAAAAAGGTTGTCGGTGGAGCTGACCTAGATATTATGAATAAAAACGCAGCTAAAAAACAGGAGGTATTTGATTATGAGTAAACAGTACAATACAGCACTACAGGAAAAGCTTGAAAGTTATTTACAAAAAGAAAGTCTGAGTCAGGCAAAGGCAGCACCGATTCTTGGAATCAGTGCCAGTACACTTAGCCAGTACCGCAGAAGTATTTATGAAAAGGGCGATATTTCAGAGGTGGAAAAAAAGCTGGAGGAGTTCTTCCGAATCAAGGAAGAACAGGAAGCCAACACGAAAAAGGCAGAGCCATACCGGACAATGCAAAACTACATACCGACCTCAATTTCAGAAGGTGCTTACAAGCTGATCCGTTACTGCCAACTGGAAAAAGGTATTGTGGTCATTGACGGAGATGCCGGAATCGGAAAGACAAAGGCAGCTGCCAAGTTCCTGCAGGACAATCCAAGCACTACTGTTTACTTAAAGGCATCCCCTTCCACAGGCACATTAAGAAGCCTTTTAAAGAATATTGCGAGGGCTTTGAAATTATCAGACAACCAAAGAACGGATGACCTGAGCTTCAGCATTCAGGACACGCTGAAGAATACGGATAAAATCATTATCATTGATGAGGCACAGAATTTGAAATTTTCCGCACTTGAGGAAATCAGCAGATGGACAGATGAAGATATGATGACCGGGAAGCCGGGAATTGGAATTGTACTAATTGGAAACGTGGAAGTCTATAACCGGATGCTAGGAAAACAGGAAGCTATTTTCGCCCAGCAGTTTAACCGTTCAAGGCTGCATGGTAGATATCGTACAACGGATATTCTGAAAGAAGATGTAACAAAGCTGTTTCCTGTACTAAAGGAAAGGGAAATGAAAGAGGAAATTTCATATCTCTACCGGATAAGCCACAGCAAATGGGGAATCCGGGGCATGGTAAATGTATTTAACAATGCGGTTAATAATGAGGATATCTCATTAAAAGGACTTGAGAATATGGCAAACACTATGGGAATTCGGTTCATTTAAGGAGGTGGCAAGGGTGCAAGCAGTTTATATTACCGGATTAATTTGTTTTACAGTTATTGTACTGGCTCTCATTGGGAAATCAAAGAAAAAATAGGAGGATATTTTTTATGAAGCGTTTAAGCGTAAGATCGAAGGTTATGGTTATTGGATTTGTTTTGGGATTAGCTGCAACTGGATTGATGGCAAGCCTGATCGTAGGGCAAAAGGTAGGACTGACCGGAATGTTAACTATATCAGCGGTGATGCTGGTAACGTACATCCTTGGCTGGTACATAGGAAAAGAGGCAAAGGTTTCCTGTCAGTACAATAAAGCATGGGAGGACGGATACAGGGAAGGAAGAATTGATGGAGCTTTGGAAGTAGGAGTTCCAATGCATCCAAATTGCAGATGCGTCACAAAGGAAAAGGGGCTGTAAGCCCCACCTTAATGCAGCCACCGCTGGTGATGGTCACAAGCCCATAAAATGCAGAGTGAGGTAGCATGACAACTGAATATAAAGGAGGTCAACGTGAGAAAAAGGACAGTAGTAGGCTGTGTTGTAATCTCTGCAGCCTTGCTTTGGGGAATCCCACTGAATAGCGTAGGAGAAGGAATCCCAAAGCCGGAGAGCAGTTTAGAGAATGTGACGGTCGAACCAAGTGCTATAACAACATTGGCTTCCCATCCGGTAATAAGCCATACCTCTACGGAAAAAGAAGAGAGCTTGGAACCTGAAGCACAGGAGCCGGAGTTATCTGCAGATGAATTTATCCCTTACGATGTACCATTGGACACAGAGCTTCAGAAGTACATAAGTGAGCTTTGCATACAAAACAATGTGCCAATGGAACTAATACTCGCCATGATTGATCATGAGAGCAGCTACAGGGCAGACGTGGTAAGCAAGACGAATGATTACGGTCTTATGCAGATAAACAGGTGTAACCATGAATGGCTTCAGGAAGAGCTTGGCATTTCAGATTACTTAAATCCGAAGGAAAATGTAAGAGCTGGGATATATATCATAAAACTTCATCTTGATAAGTTTGGAGATACCAGCATGGCTCTTATGGCATACAACCTCGGAGAAAATGGGGCAGCAAGATTGTGGAAAAAAGGAAGATATGAAACGGATTATTCCAAAACAATCATGAAAATTGCAGAATGCATAAAAAGCGGAGGTGGCAAATGAAGAATGGGAAAAAGCCTACATTGGCACAAAAGAAACTCCTGAAGAGCAAAGGATATGTGCCTGAAAACTGGCTCATTGTAAAGGATACAACTGAGTATATGGAGATCGTAAGCCGGATGGAGTTAAAAAGGATACGCACTAAGACGATTCGAACTAAAAAAATCTATAAACAGGAGGTTGATTAATGAAAATTACAGTCAGGCAGCAAGGGGAATCCGGTGGCATAGCTTGCCTTCCTATGGCGGTTAATATTCCAAAACCTATGTCAAAAGATTGGAAAAAGGTATCGTGTCCGATTTGTGGCGCAGATTGCTGGGAGTCAGATTTAGCAAGAAAAATTATTGCAAAGGGAACGATGGCAGCGTGTACCATGTGTGCTTTGAAAATTGGTTTAAGTGGGAGTGAGCAGGAGAAAAATTATGACAAAGAGTGATTGGGATAAAGTAAAAAAAGCTCTTGAAAGTCTTTGGGGTGTTGTTGAACTAAAAATTGATGGATATCAAATATCCCTTTCATTGGTCAGAGTAAGTACATACAAGCTTGCCATTGCCATTTATGTTAATGGAGTATTCAAGGGAGAATGGCTTATGAAAGAATGCGATGAACGGCAACGTTTTCTTCCTAAAAAAGAACGCTCGCTGCTTACGGCAAAAGATAAAGCAAGCTGGAAGAAACTCCCCAAGAAAACCCAAAAGGAACTTGAAGAGAAATATAACAGAAAATATGAATGTTATGCTTCACATTGGACTTCCTTTGGTGCATTAAAAAAACACCTGATTGCCAACAACACAAGCATAGAGTTGATATCAATCAAATAGGGGCATCTTGCCCCACCTTAATGCAGCCACCATTGGTGATGGTCACAAGCCCATGAAATGCAGAGTGAGGACACCTTGAAAATTGAATAAGGAGGATGAGAGAATGCTGACTCATAAAAAGGTAACCAAAAGTGGTGGCATCACAATACCAAGGGCAGTCAGACAGGGAGCAGGAATACTTCCGGGAACGGCGGTTGATATTATCACAGATGAAGCTGGGATACATATTACAAAGCACATTCCCACCTGTTTCCATTGCGGTTCTGTAGATGATGTTATCTCACGTTTTGAAATTGAAATCTGCAAAAGCTGTGCAGAGGCATTACTGGAGGGTTTTACAGATGGAACAGACGAATGAAATTAAAGCAAAGGTGGATGAGCTTGCCGATCTGACAAAACAGCAGAGTGAAATTAAAGCGAAAATTGACAGTATCAAGGCATGGTTTGAAACAATGGCGGTGGAAGATCTCCGGGATACCAAATTAAAGACAGCGGAGTATTGGGGGAACGAAAGCGCAAAGGTCATTGTTGGCAATAGCGAAACAGTTAAGCCTATTTCCATGACTATGATCAAAAAGATGCTCGGAGATGTATTTGGGGATTTTGTCAAGGAGGAAACCACCTACAAAATGACAGAACCATGTAAGCGATTATTTTCTATGATGTTCATGGGAAATTATACCGAAGGAAGTCTTGATGCCACGATAAAGGCTATCACTGCGGATGAAAAAATCCAGCGCACTCTGAAAAAGAAGCTGAAAGGGAAATATGAAAAGGATGCTGCCACTCTTGCCAAGGTTGCCGGACTTTCAGAAGCAGAAGCCAGTGATTGGGCATACTTGGCTGCAGAGATTATTAATTGGGAGTGGATGATACAGATTCTTGCGTCTGCTGAATGGAAAGGCACACCACAGGAAGCCATTGATATTATCAAAGCAGCCATTATTGTGGATGAGGGAATCAAGGTCACAGTAGAATCAGAAAAAGAATAGTGAAAGGAGGAGCATATGCAAAAGATTGAGGCATTCCAGATTAAAAAGATTTATGCCATCGGTAATGCCCTCGGAATGGTGCAGACGGGCAATACCGAAGATGAACTGCATCTGCTGATCGGTGGTGCGACCGGAAAGGATTCAGTAAAGGAGCTTTCTTACAAAGAAGCCAGTATGGTTATTATGAGGCTGGAGCAGCTGCAGGGCAACAATGCTCCTCCCAAGAAAAAAAGCACCAAGAAGTATGAAGCAGTTCCGGGAGGAATTACAGAAGGGCAGCAAAAGAAAATATGGGCTCTCATGTATGAACTTAAAAAGCTGGATAAAGAACAAAGTGCTGCACAGCTCGGTGACAGGCTTTGTGGTATCATCAAAAAGGAATTAAAGTTTGAAAGCAAAGCCAAGAATCCATTTGTGTGGCTTGATTATAAAGCCGGAAATAAGCTGATTGAAATTCTTAAAAAATATGTCAATCATGCAAAAAAGAATTGAGGTGATGTAGGTGGATTTAAAAATTGAAGAACTAAGGGAAGAACAACAGCAGATAGCGGAAGTGATTGGAGTTGAGGCTTATTTGATGCTTACCAAAAGGTTTGGAGGAACCTCTATCTACATCGCCAAAGCAGAGGAGATACTACAGAGGAAAAGCCGGGATGAAAAGATAAGAAATGAATTCAATGGCAGCAATTATTCACAGCTGGCAACAAAGTACGGATTGACAGAAGTTTGGATTCGGACTATAGTTTATGATAAAGCGGAAGAGATAAAAAAGAAACCAATTCAAGGGCAGATGAGCCTGAATGACTATATAAAACCCCAAGAAAATGAATAAAGCACTTTATGTGTATCTCTTATGAAAAAGAAGATAAACTTGCTATTAGAAGCAAGGATATCTTCTTTTTTTATTATGTTTTGGGGGGTGAGAGGGTTGGAACAGTGGGCAATTACTACGGCAATTACACTTGGAATTGGAGCTATAACCTATTTTCTAAAAAGAACAATGAGCCGGGTAGATAAGAGTGAGGATGAAATTGGTAAGTTGAAAGAAGATTCCATCAAGAAACCGGAACTGAAGGAAAATATTTCAGAACTTAAATCTGAGATCAAGCAGATTCGTGAGGACTATACACCAAAGGAAACTCACGAAAAAGATTTTGATGAATGTAAAAATGAAATTAAGCAGATAAAATCTGATTACATAATGAAAGAGGATTTTTATAGGGAATTAAATAAGGTGGATAGAAAGCTGGATTACATTACAAACATTTTAATGGAAGCCTTTAAAGGGAAAGGAGTATAGAGCAGATGGACAGAGAGCTGGAAAGAAGAAAATTAAGAGCTGGGGCATTCATGGTCAATAACGGAAGAGTACTGATGACCATCAACCTTTTAAGAGAAAAATACAACGCTTTAAGGAGTGTTGAAAAAGGTGTAAGAAGCGAAGGGATCAGCCGTCAGGAGTTTGTAGATAGTGCGAATTTCCTTGCAGAGGAAGGTTATATTGACTTAAGAGAAATTGATAGCCGGGAAAAGGCAAACCTTGCTGACTATGATTATTCGACACTGGAGGCAAAGATCACTGGAAAGGGAATCCGGCTGCTTGGTGGAGGCATCAATGATAACATGGTAGATTTGGGTGATTGATATGGAAAAAAGGAAGCGAAGTACAGGAAAGGTTGACAGGCTTCCAGCGGAGCTGAAAGATACCGTTGAACAGATGCTTCTTACCGGGTGCACCTACAAAGAGATTGTTACATTTCTGAAAGAAAACGGAGAGGAAATGTCACAGATGGCTGTGTGTACTTACGCAAGAAAGTATTTGGCTACTGTGGAAATGATCAATGTGGCACAAAGCAATTTTTCCATGCTGATGGATGAGATGAATCGTTATCCAGATCTTGACACCTCGGAAGCGTTGATCCGATTGGCAAGCCATCATGTCATGAATGCGCTGACCTCTGTTGATGAGGAGCAGATGAAAGAGATGCCGATTGATAAGCTTATAAAAGAAACAAATGGACTTATCCGGGCAGCTGCTTATAAGAAACGGATTGAGGTACAGAACCAGGATAATTATGAAGCAGGACTGGTGGCAGTCAAGAGCCTTGTCTTTGAAGCTATGGCAAAGGAAAAGCCGGAGCTTTACAGGGAAGTCAATAATTATTTGAATCAGAAGAAAAAAGAAGGATTGGAGGGGTAAGCTGTTATGTGGTATGTCATTCAGGTTAAAACAGGAGATGAAGTGTCGGTCATGAAGAAACTGCAGGAATTGAATATTCAAGCTGCCGTTCCTATTGAAAACCGACCGACACGAAAAAGCGGAAGCTGGACATTGAAGGAATATGTACTGTTTCCCGGTTATGTTTTTTTAAATATCCATTTTAATGCGGAGTATTATTACAAGGTTGTAAAAATACCAAGCGTAATAAGATTTTTAGGAGAAAGCTCTCATCCGTCAACGCTGACATATTTGGAAGCGGAGTGGATAAAGATATTATCCGGATCAGGAGGAACTCCTATTGAACCTACAAAGGTTAAGGAAAGCGAAAATGGCGAGATTGAAATCGTGGAAGGCATTCTTGCACAATTTGCCAATAGGGTTATCAAGTATGATAAGCACAGCCGAAAGGCTACCTTTGAATTAACAATTTGTAATGAAGTAAAAGAAGTGCAGCTTGGCATAGAGCTGCTGGAACAATAGGAGGTTTCTCTGAAGCGTGGATTGATTCGTCTCCATACGGAATGGAAGCTGACATAAGGAAAAGGAACTGAGCGGAAAATGATAAGGTCAGGTGGCGTAGCCTTGCTAAAATCAGATACCCGGTGCAGTTCCTTTTCTATTGCCGTTTAAAAAAGCGTAAAACCCCTTTAAAACCGTTTCAAAATACGAAGTGGGGGAAATCATCATATCGGCTCTTTTTTGCGTGTATGGGAAAAAATAGGGCATGAAAATAAATGGGAAAGAAGGTGAGGAATTGAGGCAAGGAAAAAAGAAAAGCATACACGCTCTGATCGGAGCCATGACGGAAGCCGAGAGCAAATCTTTCTATGATGAAACCGAAAGCGTTCTAAATGATTTTAAAAGCCTTTTAAAGCAGTTTTTATATAAAGATGAAGAACCGGAAAGAGTGAGAATCCGTCAGGACTATGAAGCAGGATTACCGCTTACCGGAAAAGGTGGAATCCGTCAGAGGCTTGGAGCAATCGACATGGAGTTCTTTGGAAGAGCTTATTTTCCACATTATTTTTCAAGACCTTCTCCTGAGTTTCACAGAGAACTGGATGCCATATGGCACAAGGGAGTTTTGAAAGACCGTTTCCCGGTTACCCCGTCTGCAGTGAAAGAAATCAGCAGAATGAACGGTGTAAAAAGAGTGGTGGCAGCTCCTCGTGGTCATGCCAAAAGTACCAGCCTGACTTTCAAAGGTACTATACATGCCGTTGTTTATGAATATAAGCATTACCCCATTATTATATCTGACAGCTCGGAACAGGCAGAAGGCTTCCTTGATAACATAAGAGTGGAGTTTGAAGAAAATGAAGCTCTCCGGGAGGACTTTGGAGATTTAGCCGGAAAGGTATGGAGATCGAATGTACTTATAACCAGCACAAACATAAAGGTGGAAGCAATCGGCTCTGGAAAAAAAATCAGAGGTAGGAAGCACCGGAACTGGAGACCGGATTTGCTCGTTCTGGATGATATTGAAAATGATGAGAATGTCCGTACACCTGAACAACGCAAGAAGTTGGAAAACTGGTTTTTAAAAGCAGTTTCAAAATCTGGTGATGATTATACTGACATTATTTATATTGGTACACTCCTACACTATGACAGCTTACTGGCAAAAACGCTCAATAATCCGGGATACAAAGCGATCAAATACAGGGCGGTTATTTCCTTTTCCTCGGAAGAGGATTTATGGAAAGAATGGGAGGGGATATATACAGACCTTTCCAACGATAACCATGAGGCTGATGCAAAGACTTTCTTTGAAGCAAACAGAGAAAAGATGCTTGCAGGAACACAGGTGTTGTGGGAGGAAAAACTTTCTTACTATGATTTAATGGTTATGAAAGTAACGGAAGGTGAATCTTCCTTTAACTCTGAAGAACAGAATGAGCCGATCAATCCGGAAGACTGCATTTTCAATGAGGAATGGTTTGATTACTATAACGAGTCGGAAATTGATTTTAATAACAGAGACTTCCTTTTCTTTGGTTTTGTTGATCCGTCACTTGGAAAAACAAAGAAGAGTGATTTTTCTGCGATTATTACAATGGCAAAACACAAGGTATCAGGCTATATGTTTGTCATGGATGCGGATATAGAAAGAAGGCATCCAGATAAGATCATAACGGATGTACTGGAGAAGGAAAGATGGCTCCGAAGGGATTATGGAAGGGGATATAAAAAGTTCGGTGCAGAGACAGTACAGTTTCAGTGGTTCATGAAAGAAGAGCTGGCAAAGGCATCCGCAAAAGCAGGATTGTACATCCCGATTGAGGAAGTTCCTCAATCTACGGATAAAACCATGCGTATTCAGACTCTGCAGCCTGATGTGAAAAATAAGTACATTAAATTCAATAAAAGACATAAAAGGCTGCTGGAGCAGATGTTCCACTTCCCGATGGGAGCTTACGATGACGGAGTGGATGCGCTGGAGGGCTGTAGAACCATAGCCAAGAAAACAAAACGGTTCAGGATACTGGATAAAGGCAGTTTAGGAGTATAGGAGGTGGTAAGATGCCCGTTTTGTATATGGAAAAATCATCTGTGGAATCCCTGACGGAGCAGGATATCAGGGATATCATAGATGAAAATACAATCGGAATGAAATATGGAAAGCTGAATGATTATTATATTGGGCAGCATTCCATTTTAGGTGAAACGAAAAAGGATAGCACTGCTCCAAATAATAAGCTGGTCAATAACATGGCAAAGTACATAACGGATACGGCTATCGGGTATTTTGTGGGTAAGCCTGTTATTTATAATTCGGATAATGATGTGTTTCTGCAGGAAATTCAAGATATTTTCGATTATAACGATGAACAGGATCACAACATGGAGCTGGCAAAGCAGTGCAGTATTTGTGGGAATTGTTTTGAAATGCTTTATATTGATGAGGACTGCAAAATCAGATTTGCAAAAGTAAAAGCCGGTGACCTCGTTATGATCTATGAAACAGAAACAGGATTCACTACTCCGCTGGCAGCAATCCGCACAATTCATTCAAGGGATAAGAATAACAACCTGATTCGCAAAGTAGAGTTTTGGAATGCGTATCAAACTCTATATTTCCGGTCAGTCAATGGTGGTTATCTTAACCTTGAGAGTATTACAGAACATTATTGGCATGACGTACCCTTTGTTGAGTATATCAACAATGAGGAACGAATTGGAGACTTTGAAGGGGTTATCAGTGAAATAGATGCATACAACAAGGTACAGAGCAATACGGCAAACTACTTTCAGTATAACGATGATGCCATTTTAAAGGTAACAAAACTCGGAGATGTTACTTCGCAGGATATTGCCGACATGAAGGAAAAAGGAGCAATCATTCTGGAAGATGGTGGAGATGTTGCATGGCTGCTGAAAACCATAGATGATACAGGACTGGAAAATTATAAAAACCGTTTGGAAAAAAATATCCACTTGGGAGCAAATGTTCCCAACATGGCTGACGAGGCATTCGGAAACAATTTAAGCGGTGTTGCTGTTTCATATAAATTATGGGGACTAGAGCAGATTTGCGCTATAAAGGAGCGTAAGTTTAAACGTGGTCTGCAGCGTAGGATTGAGCTGATAACCAACATTTTAAACGTTATGGGGCGCAAGTATGACTACCGGGATATTATACCAAATTTCCGAAGAAACAAACCGCAGAATATCCTTGAAATAGCGCAGATTATAACAATGCTGGCAAATGATCTTTCCAGAGAGTCAAGGCTGCAGATGCTTCCAACAGTTGAAAATGTCCGAGATGAAATTGACAAGCTGGAGGAAGAAAAAAACAAGGATATGAAGGACTTTGGCTCTTATGATAATTTTGCTAAAATCTTTCAGACTACTGAAGCTGAAGCTCCGGAGGAGAGTAAGGCAGGTGCGGACGAATGAGTTTAAGAGACCGCAATTACTGGATTGAACAGACAAAAGAAAAGATTCTTGCTAATTCCAAAGCATCGGATTCATATGAAAAAGAATTGATTTTTTTATATGATGAAGCTGCAAATCAGATTGAAACAGAGATTACATCAATGTATGCAAAGTATGCCAAAGACAATGAGCTTACAAATACGGAGGCTTCTAAACTGTTATCCGGTAAGGAACATAGCCAGTGGAAAAAGTCCATTGAGGAGTATATTGAGGACATTGCAAAGGCTGGGAAAGGTTCAAGAACTCTGTTGGAACTAAATACACTTTCTGCTAAAAGCCAGATCAGCAGAAAAGAGCAGCTTCTGGCAAATATCTATCAAAACATGATGACATTAGCAAATGACAGCAATACGAAGCTTTCCGAGCTTCTCGGTGATTTGTTTGAAACCAATTACTACCGGAATTGCTATAACGTGCAACGAGGGATTGGAATTGGTTTTAATGTACAAAAGATTAATGAAAAAAGATTAAAACAGGTTTTGGAATTCCCCTGGTCAAGTAAAACCTTTTCTCAAACCTTATGGGAAAACACTGATAAACTAGCAGCCTTGGCAAAGCGTGAAATAACTCTCGGATTCATTAATGGAAGCAGTGTTCAAAAAATGGCGAAAGAAATTAATGACATCATGGGAAAGGGAACCATGGCATCCACACGATTAGTCAGGACAGAATGCAGCTACTTTGCGAATCAGGGGCAAATGATATCCTATCAGGAAATGGGTATAGAGGAATATGAATTTTGGGGAGCTGGCTGCAAGGACTGCCAAGCCTTAAACGGATTAAAGTTCAAGGTTTCAGAGGCGGTGGCTGGTATCAATCTTCCCCCAATACATCCCAATTGTAAGTGCACTACAAAATCAGTACATAAAATTGATATGTTCAAGTTAAAGCCAGATGCCAATCCACTCGCATCGAATGTAAAATTTCAAGAGTGGAAGGAAAGATATATCAAAGAAAAAAAGTAATTCAAGCACCGTATTTGGTGCTTTTATTATACAAAAAATAGGAGGAAAGTAACATGGATGGAAATGAAACAAATGTAAATGCAGAAACCCAGCAGACGGATACAACAACTGCAACCGCAGCTACAGCTGCAGAACAGCAGACCGCCGAAGCCACACCGGAAAAGGTAAGTGCCCTTCAGAAGTTCATTGATGGACTTTTTGGAAAAAAGGCAGATGGAGAAGCTGCAGCCGAAGAAAAAAAGGATACTGCTAAGGAAGATACTGATAAAGGAGATTCTGCAAAGGAGGCAGAAAAAAAGACTTTTTCAGAAGATGATGTGAATTCGGCAGTTGAAAGCGCAAAGCAGAAGTGGCTGGAGGAGCAGAAGGAGGCAGAGCGTATCAGCAAATTGTCTCCTGAAGAAAAGGAAAAGGAAGAACGACAGAAAAAGGATAATGAGCTGGAATCCCTAAGAGGTCAGCTTCTCCAAAGGGATTTAAAGGAACAGGCGGTCAGTGCTCTTGATAAAGAGGGTTTTCCAGTAAAGCTGGCAGAAACGCTTGATTATTCCAGTAAAGAAAATATGGAAAAGAGCCTGAAAGGTACAATGGATGTGTTCCGGGATAGCCTGAAGGTGGCTATTGAAACAAGGCTGAAGGGTAAAACCCCGGAAGGACTTGGTGGAGCTGCTTCCGCAGAAAATATGATCAAGGATCAGATTGCAAAGAATATCAGAGGAGGAATGATGTAATATGGCAAACACAGTAGAATATGCACAGATTTTTCAGACAGAGTTAGATAAAGCAGCGGTGGAGCAGTCCACATCTGGATGGATGGAGGTAAATGACAAGCTGATCAAATATGCAGGAGGATCGGATGTAAAAATTCCTGATCTGGACATGGACGGTCTTGGAGATTATGACAGAAAGGACGGCTTTGCAGACGGCGATGTTGATTTTAAATATCAGACCAAAACCATGACACAAGACAGAGGGCGATTGTTCACGATTGATGAAAATGACGTAAACGAAACGAATTTTGTCTTGACGGCATCCACCATCATGGGACAATTCCAGCGTGAAAAGGTAATCCCGGAAATTGATGCTTATAGATACAGCTCCATTTCCTCACAGTGTATTGCGAAAAGCAAAGCCTCCGGAGGCTATACACCAGATGAAGCAACTGTACTCCAGAGGCTTTATTACGATATCGCAAGCGTTCAGGATATCATTGGCGATGAAACACCGCTTGTTATTACAATAAGCACCATGATTTCGGCTATGATTGCCATGTCTGAAAAGCTGTCAAAGAAATTTGATGTTACAGACTTTAAACAGGGAGACATCAATTTAAAGGTTAAGAGCCTTGATGGAAGGTTTCCATTAATCACAGTAGGCTCTGGCAGATTGAAGACGGAATACTTATTCCGAGACGGAAGAACCACAGGGCAGGAAGCCGGAGGTTTCGCACCGACTGCCAATGCCAAGGATGTCAACTGGTTAATTACTCCGAGAACCGCACCGATTGCAGTGTCCAGAACTGATAAGATGCGTATTTTCGATCCGGATACCTATCAGAAAAAACGTGCATGGGCAATGGATTACAGAAAGTATCATGATTTGTGGATCACAAACAAGAAGATTGAACAGTGCTTTGCAAATGTAAAGCAGGAACTGTAGGAGGTAGGATATGACTATTAAATTGCAGAGGTTGAATGTAGTAAAAGAGGTTGACAGCGAAGAGAAAGCCAAAAAGTTAGAAGAGATTGGCTTTAAGCGAATGAAAGAAGCTGAAAAAGAAGAGGTGCCAGCTGAAAAAGAAGAAGCACCAGCTGAAAAAGAAAAGACTTCAGTTGAAAAAGAAAAGGCACCAGCTGATAAAAAGAATGGAAAAAACGGAAATAAAAAGCCGGAGGCTGATAAAAAAGAGGAGGGCGATGAAGATGGATCAGGAGCTGCTGGAGAGGATAACAGCGGAGGTAATGGACAGTCTTAAAATGTCAGAAGCCGAAGGTAGTACAGCAAAACGCTATGTCAAAAGGGCAGTAAACAGAATACTGCTCTTTTGTAACCGGGAGGACTTCCCAGAACCTTTGGAAGATATAGCAGCGCAGATTGCCGAGGATATGCTGAAAGCTGACTTGGTAAAGCCAAGCGAAAAGGAAGTGAAAAGCATATCTCGTGGTGACACTTCCATTTCCTACAAGGATGACAGTACAACAGTGAAACAGGCGGTTGATTTTATGAAGGATTATGAAAGAACCCTCATCCGGTATAAAAAGCCAAATCTCCCAAAGGACAAAAAAAATGAGTGAGGCAGATATCCTTGCACTGACTTATGAAGATAAGGTTACCGTTTACCGGGCATTTAAAGATACTTTACCATCCGGTGAAAGCGTCTTCAAAGAGGGTTTTGAGGGAAAGGTTATCTATTCGGATAAGGAGTGCGCCCTATCCAGTCAGTCAGGTGGAAAAATAAATCAGACCGCATCAACAGCAAGCGCACCTACAGAATATTCACTGTTTACAAGACCAGAGATTGATATACAGCCAAATGATCATCTTATTATCTCGCATTTAGGTAAGAACATTATGGCAGTAGCCGGACGTGCAGCAAGGCTTTCATCACACAACAACATACCTCTCAAGATAGAAAAGGAGGTTGTGTAATTATGGGAAGTACAGATTATTCCTTCGATGGGCTTGACGAATGGGAGCAAGCCCTAAGTAAGGCAATTGCAACGGAATATCCAGCAGAGTTTGAGCAAATGGTAATTGATGCTGCTGCTCAACTTCATAACAGAGTAAAAGAGCTTACACCTGTAAAAACCGAAACACTTCGAAGAGGGTGGCATATTGGAGAAATTATTAAAAAGGGCGATGAGTATTACATTGAGGTCTACAATAACACCGAATATGTGGAGCATGTGGAACATGGTCACAGAACTCCAGGAGGCAAGAATTTTGTTAAGGGAAAACATATGATGGAAATTTCTATGGCAGAGCTTAATCAGGTACTCCCAGCCTACCTACGAACATGGCTTAATGATTTCCTTAATACCCATGAAATTTAAAGGGGATATGCAAGATGGATAATGCTTATACGGTTATTAAAAATGCAGTAATACGTCTGCTGAAGGAACTCGATCCTTCGGTGGACGTTTTTGCTGAAGAAATTAAAAGAACGGAAGATGCAGAACAGGAATTAAATGCGGAGACTTATTATTTCATTGACATAATTCCCACAGGCAGCATTACCATTGACAGATATTTTACTGATCGGAGTGTGTTCATTGACATTGCCTATCATGATAAAAGTGAATTGAATTCTGTTTATTTAGAAAAGTCTTACCAACTGGATCAACGGATAAGACCTGTTTTCTCATTTGGAAACAGGAATATTACAGTAAAGGATGCAAGCTCTAAGACAGTGGATCATGTTCTGCACTACTCTTTTTCTATCAGCTTTAGGGATAGCCGGGAAGAGACGCAAGAATATGAGCTGATGGGAGAACTTGAAACAATTATGAAAAAAGGAGAGTGAGAGAAATGAGCTTAGGCTTACCGGAGATTAATATAGTCTTTAAGACAAAAGGCAGCACAGCCATAGAACGAAGTGCAAGGGGCATTGTGGTTTGCGTATTAAAAGATGATACGGCTGGCGGTCAGATGGTTACAGTTTATAAAAGCGTAGCTGACATTGATTTTACGCATTTTACAGAAGACAACTATAATTTCCTGAAACTGATTTATGAAGGAAGTCCTACTAAAGTAGTGGTAGTGAAACTTGCCACTTCCTCTGAAAACTACAATGCAGCACTTAAGAAGATTAAGGATTTAAAATGGAATTATCTTACCATACCGGGGATTGTTCCTGCAGATGTAACTATCGTTTCTGCGTGGATTAAAGAACAGAGGGAGCAGAGTAAGAAAACCTTTAAAGCGGTGCTTCCCAATTGCGCAGCTGATCATGAGGGGATTATCAATTTAACTACCAGTTCTGTTGCTTCCACCATTACAGGAAAGACACACACTGCATCTGAATACTGTGCAAGAATCACTGGTGTGTTGGCAGGATTGTCCTTGGATCGGAGCAGCACTTATTATGTACTAACAGATATCACGTCTGCAGATGTGCCTGACGATCCAGATGAGCGTATCAATGCCGGGGAGCTGATTATTGTATTTGACAGTGAAAAATATAAAATCGGCAGAGGGGTTAACAGCCTTACCACCTTTACCACAGAAAAGAACGAGGATGTCCGAAAGATTAAAATTGTCGAGGGCATGGACTTGTATCAGGATGATATCAGAGGAACCTATGAGGATTATTATGTCGGTAAAGTAATTAATGATTATGATAACAAGCAGTCTTTCGTGGCTGCAATTGGCTCTTATCACAAGGAGCTTCTTGGAAATGTTCTGGATAGGAGCTATGACAATACGGTTGCTGTAAATGTAGAAGCACAGAGAACGTACCTTGAGTCGAGAGGAACTGACACCTCTGAAATGGACGATGCTGCCATTGCAAAAGCTAATACAGGCTCAAAGGTGTTTATCAGCAGCAATGTAAAATTCGTGGATGCCATGGAAGATTTGAACATGGAAGTAAATATGTAGGAGGGATGAAGAATGGCAGATACAATCAGAGGCAATAAAACGCTTTCGGGAACGTGGGGCGAAGTTTGGATTGATGGAGTAAAGGTCTTTGAGATTTCAAAGATTGAGCTTAAAGTTACTGCAAACAGGGAAGATGTTCAGCTTGGGATGGATGTGGACAGTAAGCTGACTGGCCTGAAGGGCGAAGGCTCATATACAGTCAAGAAGGTTTACACAAGAGCCAAAGATATTCTTGATAGCTGGAATAAAGGAAAAGATAAGCGATGCCAGATCATTGCTAAATTAGGCGATCCGGATGCTGTCGGAGAACAGATAGAACGCTGGGCGGTTGACAATGTATGGCACAATGAATTGCCTGTTGTAAATTGGGAAAAGGGTGGAATCATTGAAGAAGAAACAGGCATTGGATTCACACCGAGTGATATGCAGTGCCTTGATAAAATAGCGTAGCGTGGGAGGTAGAGTAAATGGCAGTAGATAAGAAAACGGTTTTTCAGCAGTTTACACAAAAAGCAATCAAAAGGCTTCAGGAAAAAAAGGTTAGGAAGTACCGGACATTACATGTTCCAAGTATTGATGAAGATATCAAAATCAGGAATCTTGATTATCCAGAGGTTGTAGAGTGTACGGAAATTGAAGATGAAAACGATCCGAATGCCGGAGATAAATATTCGGTATATCTTGCGGTGGTCGAGCCGGATTTAAAGGAAGTAGCAAAGCAGCTGAAGGAAGCCGGGGAGATCGTACAGTATACCGAAGTAACGGATATCTTTGAAATGAGTGAAATAACGGATATTGCTACAGAAATCATGAAACTGTCCGGTGTGATCGGAGCTAAGAAAGTAACGGTTGTTGACGAACTAAAAAACTCATAACCCAAGATGGGGAGGCATATTTTCTGCACCACTATACTCAAAGAGGTTTCACACTGGATTATCTTTTGGGGTTGGGAGTGGAGGAAAGAATGTTTTACATGGCATCAATGGAGAAGGCTCTGGAGGAGCAACGGCGGTACTTTTCATACAAAGGAGTGATTGAATGAGTGTTATAGGCTCAATTAGTATTAAAGATAATGCTTCCTCTGTTTTGAAAAACGTCAGGCAAGAGCAGACCGCTTTCAGAGAAGATGTTAAGAAAACCAAGAAAGAGCTTACCTCAACTTGGGATAAACAGTATGAGGCAAAGATTAACACTGCATCGGCAGTAAAAAATGTCGATGAATTAAAGAAAAAGGTAAATCCTTTGAAAAAGGGAATTACCGCAATTGTCAATGTAAAAGATGCAGCTACTGCCAAGGTAACAAAAATAAAGAGTGCAATTAGTGGAGTGGCGAAGAAAGTTACTACTCCCATTATTAAACTCAAGGATTCAGCCAGTGCCATGATTACCAAGGTCACTGGTAAGCTGAAAGCCTTCGGAGGGAAGATTTTTTCTCCAATCATAAAACTGAAGGATGCCACGTCAAAAGGGCTGTCAGCCATTGGAGGAAAGCTCAAAAGCTTGACAAAGAGCGTGGTTATCCCAGTAACAGCCGTAGCCACAGCTGCAACCGTTGCAGTGGTTGGAGGTGCTGTTAGTGAAGGTGCAAGCCTGGAGCAGAGTATAGGCGGTGTGGAAACACTGTTTAAGGGAGATGCTGGAGTTGTAAAGGCGAATGCAGATGCAGCATTTAAAACGGCTGGATTATCTGCAAATGAATATATGGAGCAGGTAACTAGCTTTTCCGCATCTCTGTTGGGCAGTTTAGGAGGAGATACCGCTAAAGCTGCTGGTGTGGCAGATATGGCTATGGTTGATATGGCTGATAATGCTAATAAGTTTGGCTCAGATATCGGCTCTATTCAAAACGCATATCAAGGGTTTGCAAAACAAAACTATACTATGCTGGATAACCTGAAGCTTGGTTATGGCGGTACTAAGGAGGAAATGCAGAGGCTCCTTAAGGATGCTGGTAAGCTCACAGGAGTTAAGTACAATATGGATAACCTCTCAGATGTATATAACGCTATCCATGCAGTACAAGAGCAGTTAGGAGTAGCAGGAACTACTTCAAAAGAGGCAAGTGAAACATTCAGCGGTTCCTTTGCAGCTATGAAAGCCTCGGCTAAAAACCTTTTAGGAAACATGGCTATAGGCGGAGATGTAACAGGCTCTATGGAGTCATTGGTAGATACTGCCTCTACATTCCTGTTTAAGAATGCCGTTCCGATGATAGGACGTGTAATTTCCTCGTTGCCAAAGGTAGTAAAAACCGGAATTACAAATGCTGCTCCTAAAATTAAGGAGGCTGGTGGAGGAATTATAAAAAGCCTTAAGGCTGGCATGATTAGTATATTACCGTCCTCTATGGGGGGTATGGTTGATACGCTTTTTGACAGCATGGGAAGTTTGGGAAATGCATTCATAGCGGTACTTCCACAGCTGACGGCTTTTGGTGGAGGAATGATATCAACTATTCAGTCGGTGGTTACTGCGTGTATGCCAGCTCTGATCAGTATTATTTCCACAGTGCAGACGATGCTTCCGGTTATCCTTCCGGTTATTCAAACGGTAGTATCTACCATCGGTAATATTATCGCTCAGGCAGCTCCGGTCATAGCCGGACTGGTTCAGGGAATTGGAACGGTGATCACTACGCTGGCACCGATATTTCAGACAATATTTTCTTCCATCGGAGAAAAGGTTGGAAGTGTTATTGGGTTTGTCGGAGAGCGAATGGGATTTATTCAAGAGGTAATCGGAGTGGCAGCACCTTTGATCGGAGACATATTAAGTACGGCATGGGGAGTAATTTCTCCGGTAATGGATATCGCAATTAATGCATTTAAATTGGTTTTTGCGGTGGTACAAAAAGTATTCCCTGGCATTCAATCTATTGTTGAGACAGTATGGGGAATCATTAAACCAATTGTAGAAGGCATCGGAGGGGCATTGTCCACCATTTCCGATGGCTGGAGCTGGCTTGTTGGAAAAGTGACTGGAGAAAGTCCGAAGGGCGATTCAGTCGGAAAGAATGCAAGCGGTGATAATAACTGGAAGGGCGGTCTGACTTGGGTTGGAGAAAACGGAGCGGAGCTGGTTGACTTGCCAAAAGGCTCAAGAATCCTTCCAAATAAGGAAAGCGTTTCGTATGCGAAGAACGTCACAAACACCAGCGCAACCAATGTTGTTACCAAAGAAGTGACTCGCTCATCTGCAGGAGGCTCTCCTGTGAAGGCGGTTGCAATGAATCCGGATTCAGGGAAGGACAATGAAGATAATAAAATCTTATTCCGGATAGAAAAGTATGTCAGTGTAATTGCAGGAATATTTACTCAAAAGGAAGAAGGGTATCGGGCATCTGCTTCACAAGCTGCAGTACAACAGATTCCCAAGAGGGAGGAAGCTATAGGTATTCCTGCAGGAACTGCTCAGAAGAACAGCCTGACAAAAGAAAGGATAGCCAGTGCCATTACGCTTACGATTGCTAAAATAGCAGATACGATTATTATTCGTGAAGAGGCTGATATTGATAAATTAGCAAATGCAGTGGCGAAAAAGGTGGTAGAGGTTGCGGTAAATATGCCATAGGAGGGAAGCATGAAGAATAGAAAAATAGAGCTTAGTGCAGATAATCGGAAAGAAGTGATTGTGCTTCCGATTAACCCGACAACGGTTGAATTTACGGAAGCACAGCTAAACCAGAAGATAACCCTATTAAACATAGGGGAGGCAAATTTAAAGGGTAATAGAGGTTTGACAGGCACGAGCCTGTCAAGCTTCTTTCCTTCCAAGAAATCTCCGTTTTATAAACATTCCAAAAAGAAGCCTAAAGAGTATGTGGAGCTGCTGAAGAAGTGGAAAACCAATAATACGGTAGTCAGGGTAATTGTAACTGATATGGGTGTAAATATGGCGATGCTGATAGATAACCTTTCGTTTAGCATGAACGAAGGAGATGAAGATATTTATTATAAGATTGACCTTTCAGAATACAGAACGCTCAATGTGCCTTCTGTAAAAATCGACACAAAGGTAAAAAGTAACGGTTTAACAGAAAGACCGAACACTGCAGGAGCAGGAAATACACATACAGTGGTTCGTGGTGATACCCTCTGGGCGATTGCTAAAAAGTATTATGGAAACGGTTCACAGTACACCAAAATATATAATGCCAATACGGATAAAATCAAGAATCCGAATCTGATATATCCCGGACAGGTATTGACCATTCCGGGATAGGAGGAGCGTTATGAAATTGTTAACCGGAGGAAAGGATATCAGTGAGTTAGTGGAAAGCATAAGCTGGAGCGGAGATACAAAACAGGTGGCAAGAAAAATAAATTTTACGATTGCCAAGAACAGCAAGGATGCCAGCTTCCCCAAAGTTGTCATAAATGAAGGGGATGAGATCATCATGCGCAATGACTCAAATGAAAATATATTTGGTGGAATTATATTTGATATTGATAAGACTGCAAGCTCCAATGTAGTTACTTACTTAGCCTTTGACCTGATGTTCTATGTGAATAACTCGGATGTCAGCAAGGTATATGAAGGTTTGCCGGAAAATATCACAAAGGAAATAGCTGCAGAGCTTGGGGTTGAATGCGGAGAGATTGCAGCAACCGGGGTCAGCGTATATATGCCATGCTTGGGTAAAAAGGCATATGAAGGAATTATGATGGCTTACACTGCAGCCAGCCGAAAAAATGGCAAAAAGTACATTCCTTTAATACAAAAAGTGAATAAACTGTGCGTGGTGGAAAAAGGTACACAGTGCGGTGTAATCTTGAGTGGGGACTACAACTTGACGGATGCCAATTATAAAAGTTCACTGCAAAGTCTAGTGAACAAAGTTATCATAACTGATAAAAATGGGAATGCAGTCAATACCGTTGAGGACAGGGATTCACAAAGCAAGTACGGCACCGTACAGAAGGTATATAAGCAAGAAGATGGGAAAGATGCAACAGCTGAAGCTAAGAACCTATTGAAAACTACCGAACAATCCGCATCCGTTAATGGAATTCCAAATGATTTCAGAGCGGTGTCCGGATATTCTCTTGTAATTCAGGAACCGGATACAGGCTTGTATGGAGCTTTTTTTATTGAAAGTGATACCCATACCTTCACAAACGGAAAAGCGGAGATGCAGCTAACATTGGCTTTTGAAAATATGATGGATGAAATAGAAATTGAAAAAACAGATAAGGAGGGGAAGGATGAGTGAAAGAAGTATTGTTGAGATGGTAGAGCTGCTTAAGGGTGGAAACAAAAACCTGTCTGCAGATAGCGGAGTTATGCTGGCTGAGATTGCAAGTGTTTCTCCTTTGGTACTGAAAACTAGCAACAGTTCCATATCAAAAAATATTTATATCAATCCTGCCTATATGCTTGAGGCTTCAGGAGGAGAGGCAAAAATTGAAAGCCTGTTTGCTGATGCACCAGCTCCGAAGGTGTTATTTGATTTCTTGAAAGTATTTCATAAAAATTATTTACTGAAAAAAGGAGATACAGTGATTATAGTGCAAGCTGGAATCTCTTTTTATGTGGCAGAAAAGGTGGTGAAGGTGTTGTGAGTATTTTCCCATTTATTGATCCGGAGGTGGTTGCAGATAGCTCATCTTCAAATGAGCTTCCATTATTTAAGGAGTATGCTTATGACTTTGCGGAAAACAAGCTGCTTCTTGATGAAACAGGCAAAACATTCTTTGTTGAAGGAAATAAGGCACTGATGATATGGATCATGAAAGCTCTCACAACACCAAGGTTTCGGTTTACCGCATATAGCTCTGATTTCGGAAATGAGATCGAAGATAATCTTGTGGGAAAGTCGGTTTCCGAGGACATAGCAACCTTGGAACTAGAGCGGTATATTGTGGAGGCATTAATGGTAAATCCATATATTCAGGAGCTGAACGAATTTGAATTTGAACCCCAGCAAAGCGGTACGGGTATCACGTTTGCCTGTACCAGTATTTATGGGAAAGAGAAAATCAGCTTTGTAGTGAAAGGAGTTGGTACATAATGGATTTTACAGCAAGTGGAATTTTGGAACGAATGAAACAGGAGCTAAAAAATGAAGACAGTCGGATTGAAGGAAGCTTCACAATGGATAATCTGCAGGCTGTATCCGAAGAACTGGCTCGCTTCAATGCAATGCTGATTGATCCTTTAAAACAGGAAATTGCTGATAGAAAAGATGAAACTGTCACGAGCGGAAATGAAAGGCATTATGTGCAATGGGCAAAGGAAGTTGTAGATGAGAACAATAAAAAAGTGGTAGGAAATGCAAGGGCTTACGGTTTAAGAGATGGCTCTGGTGTTGTTTATGTTGCTCTTATTTCTATGACTGCAGATGCTCCAAGTGAAAGCGTTGTACAGCTGGTGGAAGCTTATATTCAAACAAAACGACCTGTGGGGGCAATACCTATCATAGTAGCTGCTTCAGCAATTGATATTCATATCAGCGGAGAAATTGAAATCCGGGATGGATATGATCTTGAGACGATAACAGCACAGGCAAAAACGAGCATTGAACAATATTTTACAGAAATGGCTTTTAAAAAGAATACCACAGCCCTTAACTATCACAGGATTGGAATTATCATCAGTGAAATAGCAGGAGTTTCAGAGATTACGGACTACACGCTAAATGGTGGAGAGGAATCCATTGTTGCTGGTTATGATGAATATTTCAGTTTGAAGGGACTGGTGTTACATGGCAGTTAATGATGAAAGAATGCTGCCAAAGCGTGTCAGGAAGATGTATCAGATGGAGGATTTGCTTCAGGCAGAACAATTTATACTAAACACTATCCTCGGCATCATAAATGATATGATTTCAGAAGCAGCAACAATTAACAGTTTGCCCATGACAAAGGTAAATACGGAGTACATAGCCACAATGGTTTCTAATAATCCCAGCACCGTTAGAGAATATTCGGACGGTGTTACCATAGACATTCTGGTAAGCAGAAACTCTGGCCAGCAAACCAATCTGCCTAAACTAAGGAAGTATTTGAATGACCTGATCCCGGCACACTTGAAATTTAATATCTATTATGTTTACAAGACCATAATAGGGATTAATGTGAAAAGAAAGTTTTACCGTTACTCATTGGATTTGTGTGGAAGTGGATATGCCGGAGAGGAGCCTTATACCTCAACGGTCGGAAAGGTTGTTCAGGAAGGTGTGCTTGTTGCTCATGACGCTTCAGGTTATATTATCCATCATGATATGACAGGGGAATATCCTCATTTATCCACTGTCGGCATTGTAAAAAGTGAGGTGGCAGAACTTAACCATAGATCACAGGCTTTTAAAGTAATAAAAGAAATGCCCGGAGAGACATTGGCAGGAGAAGAGCCGTCCTTGTCAACTATAGGCTTCTTGGCTGAACAGGAAATTGACATTATGGAAAAAGGTTCTGCCTATATTGTATATCATAAATTAGCCGGAGAGCATCCAAATGTTTCTGCAGCTGGATGTCAAACGGACAGCATGGTATCACAACAAGTAAAAGCAGCTGCATTTTATTATGAACTGCAGTTTTGCAGTGATGATGATTATTGCGGAGAGGAATAGGAGGTGTCGGAATGCTGACAGAAAGTGCATTGCAGAGTTATTTAAAGCATACTAAGCGGACAATAGCATCTGCAAAATATAAAATTGGCAGCACATATTATGAAGCAGAAATAGACCGCATTGTAATGCTTGAGAATGCTCCAAGTACAATGGAGGTTTATCTGGTTATCAGTCCTCCGGTAAATACGGAGGTGGAGATCAGTGAAGTATGCCTTTATGATACTTCGGGAAATTTGTTTCTAAAAAATGTTGAAAAAGAGGGAAAGAGGCTTAAGATCAATCCCTTGCAAGAGGGTGGTATTTATGTGCTGACCTTTGAATTTGAAGATAAGGAGGTGGAGTAAAATGGGATTACTTTATGATATCCGCAGATGGTTGGATCATGTAACAGAATACCCGAACCGCAGGAAAGTGATTGAAAATGGAGACGGTACACAGACGATTGAAAAGGCACAAGGAAGAATCATTCAGCAAGGTACTGCCAGAAATGCTCCGAATTACAATAATATGGAGACAGGCATTTTTGCCAATAGTGCATATGTGGCTTTTGTACAGCAACAGGTGCTGCAGCTTCAAAGGAATGATGAAGAGCTTCAGGGGGAGATAGGAACGGTAGAGCTGGCGAACAGTAGGAACTATCCTTTCCCCGGAGCAGCTGCTACGGTCTCTATAAATAATTTAAGATCATCACTTAACTATGAAGTTCATACAGAGGTCATGGAGTGTTCTGGTGGGTTTGTGGAAGAAATTGAAGTGTATGATAAGCAGTTAAACGGCTTTAAAATAAGGTTGAAAGGCTCTGCAAAAAGCGCAGTAGTAAAGTATTCTATATCAGGAGGTTTGTATCAATGAAAATTATAAACAAAAATGAAGGAAGAGCAATTCCATATGAGGAGAACAATGGGAAGATAACCTTTAATGATGAACTCATGGTAAATCTTCAAAAGTACGAAAGGGATTTTGAACAGCATCTTGATATTTGTATGGATGCGAATAAATGCCTTGCAATGGGATTGGCAAATAATTACGTGGCTCAAATTGACATCCCAGCTAGACAGTATGAAGATGTTGTTGACGGTGTGGATGAGGATGGCAGAGATAAAATTACAAAAAGTCCGTTGCCATTAGATATGAATAATGTTGTTTTGACATTATGGAATGTGGAGGTATAGGAGATGAGTAACTTTGATGCAATGAAACTGGCGGTTGAAGCAACCATGCCGAATAATACGGTTTTATATGATGATAAAGGACTTCCATCTATTATGGTGAGAATACCTAAGTTCCATATCTCTGATGTGCTGGAAGGTGGTTCAAGTTCTGTACATCCTGCATTTATTGTGAATGGAGTAGAGGTTCCTGAAATCTATATAAGTAAGTATCAAAATATTGTTATTGATGACAGGGCTTACAGCTTGCCGATGCAAGACCCAAGGGCATATGTGACCGCTGATCAGGCGAAGGCTTATTGTGAAAACAAGGGAGCCGGATGGCATAGGATGACAAATGCAGAATGGGCAGCAATTGCCATGTGGTGCTTGAAAAATGGATTTATGCCAAGAGGAAACAATAACTATAGCAGAGATATTTCTTATCCTCATGAAAAAGGTGTGGTTACTTATACATATGATAATGCAGTCAATGGAAGAGTGGCAACCGGATCGGGCGCAGTAACATGGGCGCACAATGGTACAAATGCTGGTATTTTTGATTTAAACGGAAACGTGTGGGAGGAGGTTGCCGGAATGCGCTTGTTTAATGGAGAGATTCAAATTATCCCGGACAATAACGCTGCTGCAGGAGTAGATGATTCGGCAACCAGTACGCTGTGGAAAGCAATTAAACCTGATGGCACATTAGTTGCTCCGGGAACTGCAGGAACTTTGAAAGTGGATGCAGCTGGAGCAAATGGAAGCGGTGTTTCAGTAATTAATACAACAATTACGAATCAGGGAGTTGATGATACTACCAGCATGTATACGGAGTTTAAAACATTGACTGCAAAGAGTGGAGTAACCATTCCAGAGATTATGAAAGTACTTGGACTTTTCCCATATTCAACCGATCATGGTGGAGACGGATTTTGGGCAAGAAACAATGGAGAACGTTTGCCTCTCCGTGGTGGCTCTTGGTACTATGGCTTGCAAGCTGGTGTGTTCGCCCTGAATTTGGGCGACCCCCGGTCGTTCTCGTATCGCATTGTCGGGTTCCGCTCCGCTTTTGTTAATCTGTAATCTGGTTCCTGTGTTCTGATACTCCCAGCGATAGCTGGGAGTTAGTTTATAAAATTGAGCAATAACGTAATACGTTATAATATAACAAAATTATGATATATTATCACGCAAATGATATAATCCCTTACAAAAAGAGGGAGGTTAGAAATGGAGGAGTTGAAGATACTTCAAAAAGTCTTTGATATGATGAAGTACGGATATCAAGCTCTCCAACAGTTCCCCAAAAGTGAAAAGTTCGCCATTGTTGCTGATATAAAACATTGTATGCATCTAATTTTAGAAAGAGTTATCGAAGCAAATAAAAAGTATTACAAAAAGACAACGCTTCAGGAATTGGATGTGGAAGTTACCAAGTTAAAAGCCTATTTAAGACTTTCTTATGATTTAGGATTCCTGCCTATGAAGAAATATGAAATATGGTCAGGAATGGTTGTTGAAATAGGAAAAATGATTGGAGGATGGATTAAGTCAGCACAAAGGTAAACTTTGGGAGTAAATCGCATTTGCCTATCCGTGGTGGCAATTGGAACAATGGCTTGCAAGCTGGTGTGTTCGCCCTGAATTTGAACAACCCCCGGTCGATCTCGAATCACAATGTCGGGTTCCGCTCCGCTTTACTCTCATCGTCAGATGTAATATACCCAAGGGTATATTTCCGGTACAGGGAGGATAAAGGGATTTACTTCCACGCTGAAGAGCGAAAAACATGAACTGTTGTGAATACCGATAATAGCGAAAGCGAATTCCGTAACGCACAATGAAAGGAGGAAGCCTTTGAAACCAATCGCAAATCTTTATTATGAAATCTGCAGCTTTGAAACGCTCTACATTGCGTATTTGAATGCTAGGAAAAATAAACGATATAGAGAGGAAATTCTAAGGTTCTCCTCCAATTTAGAAGAAAACCTGTTAAAAATTCAGAAGGAGCTGCAGGAACATACTTATAAAACCGGGAAGTATCGTAAGTTTGTTATTGTTGATCCTAAAGAAAGATTAATTATGGCACTTCCGTTTGAGGATAGAGTCGTGCATTGGGCAGTATATTTGGTGCTTAATCCTATATTTAAGAAGCAGTACATAAATGACAGTTATGGCTGCATTATTGGAAAGGGAGTCCATTCAGCCACAAAACGGCTGCAATACTGGTTAAAACAAGTACACCGGAAAGAGGATAAGTATTACTTCCTAAAGCTGGATGTATCAAAATTTTATTACCGGGTAGATCATCAGGTGTTATTAAATATTATTCATAAAAAGATAGCGGATCAGGAAGTAATGGCATTGCTGGGTGAGATTATAAATTCGGAAAATACAGCATTTGGACTGCCACCGGGAATGGGGATCGAAGAAACGGAAGAGAGATTATTTGACAGAGGAATGCCTATTGGAAATTTAAGCAGCCAGATGTTTGCCAATATATACATGAATGAGATTGACCAGTATATAAAAAGGGAATTGAAGGTGCATTACTATATACGGTATATGGATGATATTATAATTCTCTCAAACAGCAAAATAGAGTTACATGAGATAAAGGAGAAGGTAGAACTTTTTCTAAATGAAAGGCTGAAGCTTGATCTGAATAGCAAGACTTGTATAAGACCAGTCACACTTGGGATTGATTTTGTTGGTTATAAGGTATGGAATACCCATATTAAACTAAGAAAATCAACCATGAAGCGTATGAAGCGAAGACTGCAGTATATGAAAAGACAGTATGAAAGCGGACAGATAGAACTGGCAAAGGTAACTGAAACGGTAGCCAGCTACAAGGGTATGATGCAGCATTGCAATAGTTATAATTTAAGAAAAAAGTTTTTTGACAGTTATGTTTTACAAAGAAACTCAAAAGAGGATGAGGAAAATGAGCAGTCTACAGATCATTGATATGTTATGTGAAATAACAACGAAACAAGCGGAAATCATAAAAGGTTTGATGCTTGAGCTTGAACATAATAAGCAGATATCCGAGGAGTTAAAGAAGGATTATCGGAGCCGGGTTAGAGAGACGGACAGAGAGATGGATGTGGCAGAATTCCATTGCAGAAAAATCATTAATACTGATGATGTAGAAAAAGAAGAATAGATAATTGAAAGGAGCTTGAAAGAGCTTCTTTTTAATTGGATAAATTGTTGTTTAAAGGGCTTTTAAAAGCCCTTTTTACATAGAAAAATTTATTGAAAAGGAGAGATGCAGCATGGTAACAAGTACAACGGATGCAGTAGCCATCATCATTGTTTTTGCAATTCTCATTCAGTTCTGCGTAGACAGAGTGAAGGAGATCACAGGAGAGAAGGTGATGGGGTATGTCAAAGCTCCTGTGTGGGCATTGGCATTTGGTATCGTTTTTGCCTTGGTATTTAAAATCGACTTATTTCAGTTGATGGGATATCCGGCAGACATACCAATTGTGGCAAAAGTATTTACTGGTTTGATTTTGTCATCGGGCTCTACAGGAGTGCATGAGCTTATTGCAAAAATCAGGGATTCAAGAACGGAATAGGAGGACAGGTAAATGAATCTTAGTCAAAGAATCATGACAAAAAATCCTTGCTATAAGGCAGGAAAAAAAATCGAAGTAAAAGGACTGATGCTTCATAGCGTAGGGTGTTCACAGCCTTCTGCAGAAGTGTTTATCAACCAGTGGAATAAAGAAAGCTATGACAGGGCTTGCGTTCATGCGTTTATTGAACCAAATGGCAATGTATATCAGACACTTCCTTGGAATCACAGAGGCTGGCATGGAGGTGGGAGCTGCAATAATACCCATATTGGAGTAGAAATGACAGAGCCTTCCACTATCACATACACAGGAGGAGCTTCTTGGAAAGAAGCATCAGACGGGGCAAATACAAGGAGCCACGTTGTGGGAACCTATCGTACTGCGGTTGAGTTGTTTGCATATCTTTGTAAAATGCATTCTCTTAATCCTTTGAGCGATGGAGTTATTATAAGTCATAGTGAAGGCTGCAAAAGAGGTATTGCCTCCAATCATAGTGATGTTGAACACATTTGGAAGCAGTTTGGTTTAACTATGGATCAGTTTAGAAGTGATGTAAATAATGCCATGTATTCTTCTTCCGGTTCTGCTGAAGAAACAGGAGAGCTTTACAGGGTGCAGACAGGAGCGTTCTCCGTAAAAGGCAATGCCGATAGCTTGGCTGCCAGATTAACTTCCGAGGGCTTTGATACCTATATAGTAGAATCGGGTGGTTTATACAAAGTTCAGGTTGGAGCGTTTAAAAAGAAATCAAACGCTGAAAGTCTGTTGAACAGCCTGAAAGAAAAAGGCTATGATGCATTTATTACCACAGAATCAGGGAATGCAGTATCTGCTGGAAGTGGAGGTTCAGGAAAGAGCATCGTTAAGGGTGGAAAAGTAAAGGTAATAAATGCGGTGACCTATAATGGTTCTAAATTTGTTACCTATTATGATCAGTACGATGTGATTGAAGTAAAGGGTGACAGAGTTGTGATTGGTGTTGGAAGTGCGGTAACAGCTGCTGTGAACGCATCCAATCTTCAGGCTATTTAGTTTTTGGATTAGATGGATTTTACCGGGGGCGAACAGCTCCCGGCTTTCCTATAATAATAATGCCCCTTCATCATTATTTAGGAGGATAATTAAATGAATAGTTTTATAGCGTGGATCGGCGGTAAGAAGCTGCTTAGAAAAAATATTATTAAAATGTTTCCAGAAGAAAAGGAAATCGACCGATATATCGAAGTGTTTGGAGGTGCTGGTTGGGTATTTTTTGGTAAGGAGCCGAGTAAACATCTTGAGGTATATAATGATGTGGATAGTAATTTGGTTAACTTGTACAGGTGTATAAAATACCATTGTGATGCTCTTCAGGAGGAGTTGGATTGGCTTTTGATTTCAAGAGAACAGTTTTTTGACTGCAAGAATCAGCTTGATACAAGAGGATTGACAGACATACAAAGGGCAGCGAGATACTTATTTATTATTAAAATCAGCTTTGGATCAGATCGGAGAACCTTTGGAACAAATAAGAAAAATTTAGCTAACACCATAGAATACCTTCCGCAGATCAAAGATCGTTTAAAAAATGTAGTAATTGAGAATAAAGATTTTGAAAGCTTAATAAAGGTATACGATAGACCGGGAGCGTTATTCTATCTTGATCCGCCGTATGTTGGCACAGAAAAATACTATGATAGCGGATTTGGGACAGATGATCACATCCGTTTAAATGCCCTTTTAAAAGGCATTAAAGGAAAATTTATATTATCGTACAATGATGATGAGATGATCAGAGAACTGTACCGGGATTTTGAAATAGTGGGAATCAGTAGAAACAGTAATTTGTCAAATAAAACCGCTGCTGGAGAATACAAAGAGCTTATAATCAAAAACTTCTAAGCATTATTTTTTTAGGCTATAAATAACGCATTACGTTATAATCTAACAAAATAATACTTAATCAGACCCCAAATGGTAAAATATCACAAAGGGGCAAGAAGATTATGGTTAAAATTCATTTGTCAAGGCTTCTTGGAGAAAAGAGATGGACACAGTCAGATTTGGCGAGGCTTACAGGCATTAGAGCTTCAACTATTAATGAATGGTATCATGAAATAATACAGAGACCCAATATAGAACATATTGACAAGATATGTGAAGTGCTGAATTGTGAAATATCTGATCTGATGGAATACATACCAAATGAAAAGAAAAAGACTGGAAGAAATTTAATTCTCGAAGAGCATGGAAATAGGAAATTAAAAGATAGCCAAAATTAA